GCCGACAGCGCGGCGTAGGTTAGAGAAGAGCAAGAAACGGTATCGCCTGCGGCAACAGTCAAACCGTTGGTCATGTTGATGTCGGACCCGGAAGCGGCGACCGAACACTGGATAACAATCGTAGCCCCCGAGGTCTGCAAAGTGGCAAAGGCTACCGGAGAGGCGTTGCCCGTTGCATTGGTATCCGCCGAAATAGTATTTGCCGTTGCAGTTCCCCCAGAAGCCGCACCAAAAGCCGTAGAAGAAAATGTCAACGTAGCGACGGCGGTTCCCGGCGATGCAACAGAACTAGGCGAGATACGGAAAACAAGGTTCCCTGACGCGCCAATTAGGGCAGTTACTGCGTCAGTCGCTGCGTTTTTCGCCGCCGTTGAGTGCGTTACTGCCATCTTGCAACTCCTTTAATTGCTCTTCCGTTATCTTGCCAACAAGATCAAACGTTTCAACTTTGCCAGTTTCCTTGCGCTTAACCTCAACGGTAAACCTAAGTTCCCCAGTCTGACCAAGTAAACTCGCCATGGAATCAAGCTTTCTCCAGAAAATACCCGATATGCCCCGCAACCAAAACGGCAGAAGACAGGTTGATATTTAGTGCTTGACCAGCGGCAGTCTTAAAGAGCGGGCCTAGTCCGGGCGATGAGACTGGAGCAGATATACCGCCATTGGCAATCAGAGGCATGGCCCCAGACAAATCTGTTGTGTTACTACGCCATTTCACCGATACATCTCCGGCAGCAACAAACACATAGCTACACACATTGATCGTGTATCCAAGGACAGCCGAAACAACCGTGGAGTCCCCGCTACTGGTTGCAGAAAGCGGAGTAAAGAGTAGCGGAGTTAGCGGTACTTCCGCAAAGATACCCCCAACTACCCCTAGCCCATTAACCGCCACCTAGCACTTTCGCTATTTGTTTAGCAGCCGCATCCAACTCTGCAATTTTTGCTTCGTAGTCAGCTTTAGCTTTCTCGGCGGCTTCAGTCGCAGCTTGCGCGGCAGCGGTTTCCATCTGGAACTTTTTCCGGTCAGGCTCTACGGATTTATATTTCTTATCCGCGTCTTTCATCAGAGTGGCTGCGGCTTTTTCCCGGCCCGCAAGTCCTTCCGCTTTGTCTTGAGCCTGCTTCAAAATTGTATCCGCCAGACGCTTTTCTTCCTCTGCAGCCTCAACAGCGCCCTCAATAATCTTATCGGCCTTTTCCGCTGCGACCGCAAGCAGCTTATCAGCCTTGCTCTTGGCATCAGACAGAAGCGTAGCCGCTGCTTTTTTGGCACTCTCCAAAGCCGCGTTGGCGCTGTTTACGGCATCAGATGACTCTTTGCGCAAAGCCAAAATATCTCCAACGATCTGGTTTTTCTCCAGTTGTTCGTCAAAGTCTTTCTTGGACTGCTCAATTAAGGCCATCCTCCGCTGAAACTCAGCCGGATCAGCAGCAATCAATTGCAGTAGCTCCATAGAGATTGGAGCGCCGCCTGCACTACCACCCACAATACCGCCTTCGATTCCCATGAATTAGCCCAATCCCGCTTGGCGAACAGTTAGCGTAACAGGGGCAGTTCCCGTGGTTATCTTCATTCGTACAGCAGCCACGGGAGCCGTAAGACTTCCATCGGTATCACTCGTCTTATCCGTCAAACTGGATATGCTATTCCAGCGCAGCCCGTTGGCTTGTATGACGCTAAGATTGAACACATCATCGTAGGTGTACTGCACCGTAGCCGTCGAACCAGCAGTGGGGAACTCCAAAGCCAGAGCCACGTTAAACGGAGTTTTGTAGTGAGCAAGCGGGATGGGGTGAGTAGAACCAACACCACTTGTTCCAGCGGTCAACGTGCCCGCCACAGAACCGGTGTGGGTGATACTCGTAACCGTCAGGAAGTCTATGGTAGAAGTAGCAACCCCTGCGTTGGCCCCGGTAATGGTTTCCGAGATAACCACGTTGTTATCGTTCGTGCCGGTAATGGTGAACGAAATCCCGGAATCATTACCACCAGAAGTGATAATGACCAGCCTTTGGCTAACCAGATTGGCTACGCCAGCAGCAACCAATGACCCGTTAAGAGTAATAGCCCCCGCGCCGGGGGATTGAGAGGTGCAAATACCCGTGCTGGCCGCTGCAGCCAATTGCTTGGTAATAAAAATCGGACGCATCTAGCTCTCCTCAAAAGGACAAGGGGGCCGTAGCCCCCGGAAGATTAGCCAGAGAACGGCGTTACCAAAGTGCTATCGGTGCAGATGATGCTACCTTGGATAAGGTACGCAGAGGCATTCACCACCGTAGCTTGGATGATGGAGCCAACCAAACCACCCTTAGTCGTACCGTTCATGGTCAGAATATAGTTGCTGCTGCCATTTGGGACGAAGATGGAGGCAATGTTCACATCAGCGCCAAGAGCATTGTCACCAATACCCAGCAAGACGTTTCCATACATCAGGTCAGTCGCGGTGTTGGACTGAATAGCAAGGCCACCCGCAGTCACCAGAGTCTGGATGAAGAACGTGTAGGTAGTGCCCACGTTATTAAGCGTATTGGGGTCGGCACCCGGCCCGGAGGACGAGGGATAAGCGGAGGCGTTGATGGTGGGCAGCTTGATGGTGCCCGTAGCAAGGTTCACCCGCAGCAGGCGACCCGCATGGAGTTCCGGGGTCAGCGTCGTGCTGGCAGTGATATTAACGATGGAACCAGACCCTGCGCTGTACATACCGCTACGCGAAATGATCGGGCCGTCAAACGTAGTTTGAGCCATTTGAATCTCCGTGTGTTAGCACATCCGCATAGAGTCTCTAACAAGTCTGCTGGGGCAGTCGCTATGCGTAAAAAATCCCAGATGAGTGTATTTTGTATCACGCAGGGGTGGGGGAGTCAACGTGTTTATTGGACTGTTTGAGGTTTTCTTCCCTAGTGACCACCCGCAGGTTCCAAGGCACATGCAGCCCGCACACCCCCTCCCCCCGCAGCGGGACTACGTGGTCTACAACGTAGGCAACTCCTGTAACTCTGGTAGCCGCCATAGCGTCCAAATAAAGCTGGCGGATTTGGTTTTTGTGTTCAGCAGTAAGCCAAGGCGGGGTGGCCTGTTTGTGCTTATCCCTCCGGTGTTTGGTGCTGGCCTTTACCTCATCTGGGTGTCGTAACTTCCATGCCTTCCTATACATCTGCCGCTGCTCGTTTGACCGCCCCAGAGCCTTTGTTTTTACCAAAGCTGCATTGTTCTCATAGTACCGTTTCTTGGCTGCTTGTCCCGCGTCGGATTTGTTGTACTCGGCAAAATACTCAGCGCGTTTTGTCAACGCTGCTTTCCATTCGGCTTTCATGCACTCAACACATACCCCCTTGGTCTTTCGTGGGGCGATGTGCCCATGGGTACACGGCTCTCCTGTGAAATAGTACTTAACCCCTGTGCGCTGTGCTTCCTTTCGCGTCCTCGGCATCCCGGTAGTATCCACATCCATCTCCTGTGAGGTCTTTGACACCGGAAGTGTACACGCTTGTGTAGGGAACTGCAACCGCCAAAAGAAAAGGCCACCCAAAGGTGGCCTCTCTCACTGCAAGTGCCTGATTATACTAGGCGCCAGAGGAACCAAAGATTCCAAGCGGGTCCGACCATCCGAACGAATACCGCTCGCGGCTCTTGTACCTTACGTTACCTGTGTCAAAGTCACCATCCATGGAATTCGCCAGAGGCGTACGGACAAAGTGCTTCAGACCGTTGGGCACGTCGGTCATCAGGAACCAGCCATTGGTATCGGTCAGGAAGTGGTTGACCCGATAACCCTGCGGGATGGAACCCATCGTCTTGATGGCGTTCACATCGTTGTTGTTCGTGCCGACGCGAAGCTCAGTTTCGAGCAGGCGGGTAGCAACGAACATCAGGTTCGGCGGGACAATCAGCTTGGTCGGCTTGGCAGCAATCAGCAGGCCGCGCTCATCGGTCCAACCGGCGATCTGAATAACCGCGCTTTCCAGCGAAGTCTCATTCAGGTCAGCTTGGGTGGCAAGCGTGTTGCTGTTGGTGCCGCCAGACACCAGCGGGTGGTCGGTTGCGCACAGAACCTTGCCATCACCACCAACATAACCAGCGGTGAAAGCATTGTTCAGGATGGACGCACCCTTCACCTGCTTGGTGTAAGCCATAGCACGGGCCAGAGCCTTGGTGTACCGGGACGACAGGCTGTCGTACAGGTTGTCCTCAATCGCCTCTTCGGTGACCGAGAAACCCAAAGCAATGGTTTCGTGGTTGTAACGAGCAGTCCAAGCTTCCTGCGCATTGTCATACGCAATGGCCGAACCTTCGTTCTTGACCGGAGCCGCCGAGAAGCCGGACAGCTTGGTTTCTTCTTCAAACGAGCGTTCGGAAGTTTCGGTCTCGAAAATTTCCTTGTGCTCTTCGCCGTAACGCGAATACTCCATGCCGAACAGGGCGTTCAGGCCGGGGAGCAGCTCTTTCAGTAATTGTGCGCGTGAAATAGCCATGTTTTAATCTCCTTAAGCCAACGCAGTCGTGGCACGGTACAGATGGGCCAGTTGGTTCCAAGTAACCAGAACCTCGACAAACGAACCGGCAGCGGGGGCAGTGTCAGGCACCACATCGATGATTTTGACAGGAGCGGTAGCCAGTGCAATACCGGCGTTGATCACACCCTGAGTGCCATCACCAGTCGCGGTGCTACCTTTGACCGTCTGATAGACGATGGTAGTGTTGCCGCCAACCAGAGCGGAGCGAGCAGCCTGACTAGCAGACGGCGCAGCATCAGCAGCGGATTGGATTGCAACCTTCATCACCAGATCAGGATCATCGGCAACGTAAGCAACCGTGCCATTGGGGCCGTCAACCGTGTTGGACACAGTGGCTGGGTAATACTGAGAGAACACGCGCTGACCAGCGGTATTCACGTACGAGCAGCCCATGAAAATGCCAACGATGGTGCCACCAGTATCAGTAGCAGTCGCGTTGTTGATGCAGCCGTTCGCAGACATGATCACACAGTCACCAAAGAAAATGTTGGTGGCGTGACCAGAAGCAATTGCCATCTGCCGGGTGGAGCCAGCAAAAACCTGACCCCCCAGAAGATTCACGGGACGGAACCCGTAGGCAGCCGAAACAGTCGGATAAGCCATTGTTTAACTCCTAAATAAGTTTGGTTTACCTTTGACCCCGACCAAAAGTGGTCGTAGACCGACGCTCATTAAAGAGCGGCATCCTGGGGTCATTGGTCTTCATAAAGCTGTTGTCCACAGCCTCAATTTGAGAACGGTTTTGATTTGCGTACCAGGCGGCACGTTGATCAGCCATCTCTTTAGGGGCTTTGCACAACATCAGTCCACCGACCTCAACATTGCCTTTGAAACGGCTGTTAGGATCGGCGTAGAGCATCATTTCCGGGTGGTCTTCAACCTTGCAAGGCTCCCAACCTTCCCGAAGTTTGGACGAAGTGTTCGTAGGGTCAAACTGACCCATGATTGCCGTCCTGATCCACCTGTACGTATACCCAGGGATGGGCTTTGGTTCAGGAAGAATCTGTGGAGGAGTCCACGATTTTGTGCGCTGCGTAGAATCTCTTGTTTCCAAGTCACGAGCGGTACGAGTATCAGCCATTGTAGTTCCCCAATTTAATTACTTCGTTTGCATACGCTTCCGGTGTTAGTCCCAGCTTTTTAGCCAGGGCAACTTGGGTTTGCGTTAGTCGCACTTTGCTTGGCGCGGTGCTTCGCGTTGCTGGAGCCACTACATTTGCTGCTCTGCGCGGCGCAGACCGGTTGGCTGCGTCCGTCGTTTGAGTGCGCTCTTCCTCGAAATTTTCGGGAAAACGCCTTCTCATCGCTTCATCGACTTGGCTGTAGTACGCATCGCTTCGCGGGTCCACGCCAGACCGGACAAGTTTTTCATGCAGTCCAAGGGCGAGGGCTGTCATCTCCTCATCCGCTCCGAACCAAGTGTTTCGTTCCCTCCAAGCTTCCGCTTTGAGATCACGCACTTGCTGGGGCGCTTGGGCCTGTGGTTGCACTTGTACATGATTTTGATTTTCATGTAAAGGGGGCTTAAATGACTGATATTCCTTCAATTTCATTTTGGCATCGGTTAGCATCTCTTGCGCGTCGGCAATTGCCTGTGAGTCCCCGGACTCATAAGCCTGCTTCAGAGACTCCTTTGCAGCACTGACTTCTGCCTGTGCAGATTTGGTCACCTCTGCAACAAACATCTTTTCGCCCTGCCCGAGCGTTTGTCGAAGACGGCGGTTTTCCTCTTCCTTTATCTGGGCAAATCGCAAAGCCTCCTCTCGCTCCCGCGTGGCAGATTCCTTTGCGCGTCGTTCGTCGTGCCAAACTTTTTTCATTTGGCTAAGACGTTTTTTTACCTTGTCGGAATATTCCTCAAGATCGTCTTTTTCCAGTTCATTTACGACATCCTCTGGAAGTGGTTGCCGATTTTTGTCTTGAGCCGGGGTATCGTCCACAATCTCCAATTCAATTGTGGGTGCATTTTCTTCACCGGAATTTTTTGTTTCCAATTCGTCTGGAAATTTAAACTGTTGTTCAGCCATTGTCTTCTCCTATGCGCGTGAAATTCCGCGAGGGTCCTCAACAACTCCCTCAACGGTATCATCGTTAATCATGCGAAATTCTCGCCCATGAATCTTTAGGCGAGTACCGGAATTGGGTCGGGCAAGGATGAAATCTCCCTCTTTACACCACGGTCCAGTGGGGAACCTGGAGGCATCCTTGTAACAATCAGGTCCAAGCTTCACGACAAAAAACACCGTTGCCAACACTTCTTCGGCGTGGCGTGTCGTATCGGCTTTTACTATGCCGCTGTCAAACTTTTCTTCAATTTCCGGCAATGCCACAAGAATGTGGAATCCAGAAGGCTCCGGGAGCATTTTGGCTTTTCGTTCATCAGTTTCTGGCAAGGGCGTTGCATCTGCCCCAATAAGAATTTCACTCATGTTCTTCAGT